GCTGGCAAATGGGCCAGTCCTATCAGTCTCCTTGACGACCCAAAGTATGCGGAGTGGGCGCAAGGGCTTTCTTTCCTTCCGCTCCGCACACTAAGCGCCGACGCGCTCTTCGCCTGAAACCTCAACCTTGTCCTGAAGCACAGGCCCGACCGGCCTGCTCAACATCCATGTCGAAAGGAATATGAAATGGCCGGACTCTACACTCCTGGCGTCCAGACGGACAACCTCATCACCGGCAGCGAGCACATCGTTGTCGATACCTTCCTGCCGAGCGGTCAGGTCCCGCAGACTGCGAAGCTCTCGCTCGCTCGTCTGGCGATGGCCATGACCTATCTCTCCAACAACCTGAGCACGACCCCGGTTGCCGGCACCCGCTATTATGTCGATACCTCGATCGGCACCGATGGCACTGTTGTCACCGGCATCCGCGCTCTGATCGGCGCCACTGGTGGCACGGACAAGTTCATCTATGAATTGCATGACAGCGCCGGTAACCTCGTGGCCACCACGGCTCTTGCCGGCGTGACTGTCGGCACCGCCGGCACCTGGCAAGCCATTCCGTTCACTGCTCCTGTGACGGTCAATGCTGGCACGTACTTCATCGTCGTGCAGAACAACGGCACCACGGCCCGCATTGCCACCTACAATGCTCCGGTCTCGCCGCTGCTCACCGGTTCGGCCACCGGCACGTTCGGCACCTCTGCCGCCATTACGCCTCCGACGACCTACACCGCAGGCGTCGGCCCCGTGGCGATGCTCTACTAAGCCAAGATCGGCGGGGTGGCATGAGGCTGCCCCGCCTTCACCACCTATGCGCCGAGGTGCATCCAAATGAGCGCTCTTTCCAGATTCCTCAATCGCCTCTTTCATAGGAACAAGCCAATGCCCGCAGTGGATTTCTCGGCCCTCAGTGCCGAAATCGATAACATCGCCGCCAACGTCCAGAAGGTTGCATCCGAACTCGCCAATGCGACCGCCACTCAAGCCGCACTCGATGCCGAGAAGGCTGCTCATGCCGCCGACAAGGCCCTCCTCGATCAGGCCAATGCCGATCTGGCATCGTCTCAGTCAGCCGTTGCCGATCTGACGGCAAAGCTCAAAGCGGCCGATGACGCGCTTGCTGCGGCGCTCCCTGCCCAGAGCGCATAAGGCCAACCAATGCCCGCCGGCCGGCCGAGTGACTTTCAAGAAAGCTACGGCGAGGAAATACTGTCGCTGATGGCGTCTGGGCTTTCTCTCGCCGCAGCCGCAGCCGATTTGGGCATCCACAGGCAGCGCGTCTATGACTGGCTAAAGTCGCACCCGGAATTTGCGGACACTATAAGGCTTGCTCAAGCCAAACGGCAATTGTTTCTGGAGCGCCGGCTTTTATCGGCCGATGCTGGTCCTGTCGTCACCAGCACTATCTTCGCCCTGAAGAATGCTGGCCCAGAGGATTGGCGCGAGAAGATCGACCATGAACTTACCGGGGCAAACGGCGGTCCGATCAAGACCGACAGTCGATTTGAAATAGTGCTCGTTCCCCCCGACAAGGGCGATGAGGGCTGAGTTCCCTTGTCGGCTGGCGTTTCTCTTCCAGCCTAAGCGATACAAGGTAGCATGGGGTGGACGCGGTTCGGCCAAGTCATGGTCGATCGCCCGGGCGCTCCTCATCATCGCGGCGCAGAAGACAAAGCGCATCCTGTGCGCCCGCGAGTTTCAGAACTCAATCCAGGATTCGGTTCATAAGCTGCTGAGCGACCAGATCGAAGCGCTCGGGCTCAGCGATCAGTACGAGATCCAGAAAACCACGATCATCCACCGGGTGACGGGCAGCGAATTCATCTTCTCGGGCTTGCGCCACAACGTGGACAGCCTGAAATCGAAGGAAGGCATCGATATTGTCTGGGTTGAAGAAGCCCAGATGGTTTCCTCGTTCTCCTGGGACAAGCTGATCCCGACCATCCGCAAGGAAGGCTCGGAAATCTGGATCAGTTTCAATCCTGAGCTTGAGACGGATGAGACCTACAAGCGGTTTGTCCTCAACCCGCCAACCGAATCGGTAGTCGAGAAGATCAACTGGCGCGACAATCCTTGGTTCCCAGAGGTTTTGCGTCAGGAAAAGGACGATCTCAAGGCGCGTGACATCGACGCCTATCTCAACGTCTGGGAAGGAAATTGCCGGCAGACGTTGGATGGCGCGGTCTATGCGAGTGAGATGCGGCTGGCGCAGGAAGACAACCGGATCTGCCGCGTTCCGTATGATGCATCGAAGCCAGTGAGCGTCTTTGCCGATCTTGGCTGGGCTGATCATACCTCGCTCTGGTTTGTGCAAAAGATCGGGCTTGAGTATCGAGCCCTCCGGGCAGTGCAGGACAGGCAGAAGCCGTGGCCACACTATCTCGGGCTAATCCAGTCATTCGGCTACATCATCGAAGGGATATGGCTTCCCCACGATGCGCAGGCAAAGCAGCTCGGCACAGGTAAGAGCATCGAGGAAATCACCCGAGCCTCCGGGATGCCGGTCAGGATTGTGCCGAGGCTTTCAGTTGAGGACGGGATCAACGCGCTGCGCACCATCTTCCCGCAAGTCTGGTGGGATGAAAAGCTATGCGAAGATGGCCTCTCAGCGCTGCGCAGATATCGCTACGAAGTCGATAAGGTAACGGGCCAGTTCTCCAAAAATCCGCTGCATGACGATGCGTCGCACTTTGCTGACGCGGCGCGATATTTCGCGGTTGGAATGAGAGACGGCGCAAAGAGCAAGCGGCCGCCGCCACTGCCCAAGAGTTCGGTCACCGGAATGTCTCAAGGTTGGATGGGCTGATGAGCAAAAAGACTGAAGACAGCGACATCCTTGAGGAAGCCAAGAAGCGTTTTCAGGCTTGTGAGGACTGGGAAGCCGACTTCCGCAAGCGGTTCATTGAAGACCTGAAATTCGCTAATGCCGATCCCGAGAATGGCTGGCAGTGGGATCAGGTTCTCCAGCAGAACCGCACCGACAAGCGCAAGCCGTGCCTGACGATCAACAAGACGCGCCAGCACAATCTCCAGATCATCAACGATGCCAAGCAGAACAAGCCCGGCGTCAACATCCGTCCGGTTGGCGATGGTGCCACGTACGATGCGGCTCAGGTGTTCGAGGGCGTTGTGCGCCATATCGAATACCAGTCCAACGCGGAACAGGCTTACGATACGGCTACGACCTTCCAGGTTGAAGGCGGCATCGGCTACTGGCGCGTAATCACTGACTATGTTTCGTCCGACACATTCGATCAGGAAATCTACATTCGTCGCATCAAGAGCCCGGATTCGGTCTACCTCGATCCCGACATCCAGGAAGCAGATGGCTCGGACGCCCGCTACGGCTTCATCTTCGAGGACGTGAGCCGTGACCGGTTCGAAGCCGAATATCCAGATTACAAGGGCGATGCTGATCTTGACGTGATCGGGAAGGGTGATTTCTGGTGCTCGAAGGACAACGTTCGCATCGCTGAATACTATCGCCGGGAGCAGAAGGCAGACAAGCTCGTCGCCTTTGTCGATCCGCTGACACAGCAGCAAGTCATCGTCCGCAAGAGCGTGATGGATGACAACCAGAAGGCGATGTACGAACTGGTGAAGAACGATCCAAGCACCAATGAGCGCAGCGTGCTCACGGACGAGGTGCAGTGGTTCAAGATCGCCGGCAACAAGATCATCGATCGCCGCGTTTGGCCCGGCAAGTTCGTCCCCATCGTTCGCGTGATTGGTGAAGAGACGATCATCGAAGGCAAGATGGACCGCAAGGGCCACACACGTTCGATGAAAGACCCGCAGCGAATGTTAAACTACTGGGTTAGTGAAGCCACCGCACAGGTCGCGCTTCAAACCCAGACGCCTTATGTGGCAGCAGTAGAATCGACTGAAGGGCTCGAAACCTACTGGGCAAAGTCCAATCTCGATGACGCGGCATATCTGCCCTACAATGCCTACTCTGAGGATGGAACGAGGACCATCCCGCCGCCGCAGCGCACGCAGCCACCGCAGATGGCAACGGCATACATTGACGGCTTGAAGATCTGCGAAAATCAGATGATGCAGGTTTCTGGGCAGTTCCAGAGCCAGTTCGGCCAGAATGAGAATGCCACCTCGGGCAAGGCGATCAACGAGCGCCAGCGTCAGGGCGACAACGCCACCTATCACTACATCGACAACCTGGCGATCGGCATCAAATACACGGGCAAGATCCTCATCGACCTGATCCCGAAGATTTACGACACGCCACGCGTCATCCGCATTCTTGCCAAGGATGGGACTGAGGGCGCTGTTCAGATTGATCCGAACGCGCAGCAGGCTCACCAGCCAACGCAAGATCCCAATCAGGAACCCGACGAGAACCAGACGGTTTCGGCCATCTTCAATCCGAACGTCGGCCGCTATGAGATCGAGAGTGACACCGGCCCTGGCTATGCCACTCGTCGTCAGGAAGCGTTCAACGCGATGACGCAGATTGCATCGCAGGACAAGGGTTTCCTCGAGAAGGCCGGAGACCTGTACTGGAAAGCCGCCGATTTCCCGATGGCCGATGAACTGGCTGAACGTTACGCCAATACCATACCGGCCGCAGTCAAGGGCAAAGGACCGCCGCCAGAGGTTCAGCAGCTTCAGGGGCAGTTGCAGCAGTCGCAAGACGCCATTGTCAAGCTGACCCAGCAGTTGAACGACAAGGAAAAGGAAATCAACATCCGGTCCTTCGAAGCGGAATCGAAGCGGATTACGGCGCTGGGTAATTCCGGTCCTGCGGTCACGCCAGATCAGATACAGCCGCTCATCCGTCAGACCTTGATCGAAATCCTCACAGGAGGGCCGCCAGAGGGCGCGGGCGGTCAGGGGCAGCAGATGCCGGCCGAACAGCCGCAAGCGCCTCAGCAGTCGCCCGTGGGCCAGCCTATGCCAATGCAGCAAGGGATGCAGCAGTGATCGTTTGTGAAAGTGATGATCGTTTGAGACGCAATTGGTACGCTGATAAAGTGCGGCAATGGCCATCCCAATGGCCTGAGTTTTTTGCGGTGAACTCCGTAGAAAACAGGAAATGCGCAAATTGCCCGACCGTTAGCCCTTTCGTTGGCGATGATGTCGGAAGCGCGCCGCCCTTTCCGGTCCTGACGTTCGAAGACGAAGATCAGCCTTACGGCTGGCCGGAGATCGATGCATGAACATCAACATCCGCTCCGGTGACGTGCCGGTCCTCATCCGCAAGACCGCCGAGGAAATCGCCGGCACCTTCTACGAGCTGTCCCGCACCGATCGTTTCCGGGCCGAGGCTGGCTCTCAGAAGCAGTTCATTCGCCGGCACTGGAAAGATCATCTCGGCAATGCGGTGCAGAGCCTGGCGGGTCTTCTGGGCCAGCCCGGCTTCCCCGAGGATCAGAAGCTCAAGATCCACGATGCGCTGATAGAATTCCACGAGCGCGCCAAGCCCGGCACGCCGCAACTAAGCATGAGGAACTGGCAATGAGCAAGATCGCTTACAAGCCCGCCAAGAAGGACAAGGACGACAAGAAGCCCATGAAGGGCGGCAAGGGCGCTTGCGGGAAGGCGAAGTGATGGCAACGCATTCCTACTCCCCGAAAGCCGCCGCCAAGGGCAAGGACATCGGCAAGCCAGGCAGGCAGTTTTCCAAGATCGAGAAATCGGCCTCCAAGGAATATGGCTCAAAAGCCGCTGGCGCTAAAGTTGCCGGCGCCGTGCTGTCCAAGCTGCGCGCGAAGAAGGGCAAATGACCAACGTTCATCGCCTGAATGTGGATTCCGCGCTCCCAGACGAGCCGGTAGAATCGACAATCAAGTGCCTTGAAGAACTACTTGAGATGGCCAAGACCGGAGACATTCGGCATGTGGCCTATGCGGTCAGCAAGCGAGGCAATGTTGCCTCTCACGGCTGGTCCGGTCTTGGTGAGGGTGATTTCACTTTATCGGCCGCAGTCGGCATCCTTTTCCACGATCACTTCGCGGAATTGAACAAAGATTGAAATCCCGACACGGCGGGTAATCCGTGGCACGTACCGGCGCGTTACACCGGGCTCTCCAACATGGTGACCCATGGCTGACGAAGAACTGGACCCCACGCAGGGGGCGCCGGAAGGCGAAACTGTGGTCAATCCGGGTGATGAAGCGCCTGTACCGGAACAGGAAACTGAAATAGAGCAGCCCGAAGGCGAAGAGGAACAGCCGGAAACCCCGGCCGAGCCCGAGCCCGAAGAGCAGCCCAAGCCGGAGAAGAAGAAAACCCCGTGGGAGCTTCGCCGGATCAACGAAGAGACCAACAAGCGCCGTGAGGCCGAGAAGCGCCTTGCCGAGGCTGAGGCCGAACTGAAACGCCTGCGCACCCCCAAGCCTGCTTCTACGGACGAGCCCGAACCTCTCGATGTCGAGGCCATCCGCGCACAGGAGCGTGATCGCATCCGACTGGAAGAGGCTGGCAAGATCGAAGCCGAGCGCTTCAATGCCGCCTGCAACCAAGTCTATGAGAAGGGCGTGGCTACGTTCGGCTCTGACTTCGATAACGCCACGACTACGCTTAGCCAGGCTCTTGGCGACGAGATGCAGAAGCGCCCAGAGTTTTTGCAAGCAATAACCGAATTGGATAACGGCCATCAGGTCTACTACGAGCTGAGTCGCAATCCCGAAGAAGCCGAGCGCCTTCTGAGGATGCCTCCGGTCAAAATGGCACTGGAGATCGCCAAGATGAGCGCGAACGTTTCTAAGCCTACCCCAAAGCCGATCTCGAAGGCTCCGGCGCCTGTCGCTCCCGTTGGCGGCGCTGCCAAGCCTTCGATACGGCTGGAGGACGATCTCCCGATGGATCAGTGGGCGGACAAGTACCTCCGCGATCTGGCCAAGAAGGTGTGACCATGAAGCTCGACGAATTCAGGGCCTGGTTCGAAGGCTTTACCGAAGACATGGACCGCGCGCCGACTGCCAAGCAGTGGAAGCGCATCAAGGAGCGCGTGGCTGAGATCGACGGCGCTCCAGTGACGGAGCGAATCTATCTAGACCGCTATTGGCCGGTCGTGCAGCCGCTCTATCCATCTCGGCCATCTTGGTACCCGTACTGGGCATATGGGACCGGCACCTGCTCCTCGTCCGTATCGGGCCAATTGCAGCCGCAGGATGCCACCAACGCCCAGGTATTCGGCAGCGGGAACGGCAATTCAGCGCACGGTGTGGCGCTCAGTAACCATCCCGGCGTTCCCGCCTTCGACAGCCATTCCGCCTTGTATGCGGCGGGAAAAGCAGAGGCCCTAGCAGCCTAAAGCAAGTCTGAACTGAGCGACCGGAAGCTATAGTCCGGGTTCCTTCGCCTACCGGGGCGTTAAGCCGGGTCACCGCGTCTAGCAGCCCAGAACGCTCGCATCTTGGCCGCCTGACGCTCCTTCGCCTCTGGGTCCGCCCAGCGTTTAGCCCGGCTCTCTTTGAGCTTGGTGTTTTTCTCCGGGTCTGCCCATGTCGCGGCTAGCGATGCCGCCCGTTGTTTGCGGACTTCCTTGTAATCATCGGAGGTAATGCGTTCTGCCGCGCGTCGGCGCTCTTCTGGGTCTTGCCATCGACGTTCCAGTCCGGCGCGAAGTTTTTGGGCTTCCTCCGGGTCTTTCCAGCGTCGTTTGGTGTGAGAGGCCATTGCCGCCCGCCCCTCCGGACTTCTGGCCAAGCGGGCGAGTTCTTTGCCCCTGTCGGTCAGGAATTCGACAAGGGAAGGGTCGGCTGCCATTCGCGCGAGCGAAGCTAGACGCCTTTGTTCGGCGTCTTCGGGGCGAAGCGTGAAGGTGATCCCGTTGGAAATGTGAGTGTTTAGCGTCCCAAAGGCCTCGATCCAAGATAGCTCGCGCGCAACGCGCATTTCCTTTGTTGAACTTGGAATGCGCTCCAATACCTCGAAGCTGAAAGCTTCTTCGCCATGCTCGTTCCAGAGCGCTTGCAGCCTTTTGGCGTGGTGATTGCCATTCCGAAGATTGCGGAGATGTCGCTTTCGCCGGTCTTCTTTCTGCGTTGTACACCCGACATAGCAATCGCCAGTCGCGGCGTGCCGTATTGCGTAAACATAAGCCGTTTTGTTCATGCGGCTAATATGCACCAACTAAGAGCATTTAGCAATTGATATGAACACTGACGCCGGCAGTAATCCCGGTGTTTTCGGTCACTTGGTCCGCATCCAAGGCATTCCCCGGAAAACTCGCGGGTACGGGTCCGCAAAACCAGCAGTGAAAGGCTGCTTCCCTCTCAACCTTACGCCCCGTTGGGCGATGGAGACCCGTTCCCATGAATACGATCCTCACGATCGACATGATCACCCGTGCTGCTGTTTCGCTCTTCAAGAACAGCAACATGTTCATCAAGAACCTGAACACGCAGTACGACGATAACTTCGCCATCGACGGCGCGAAGATCGGCGACTCCCTGCGTATCCGCCTGCCGAACGACTTCACCGTTCGCCACGGCCCGGCGCTGTCCGCTCAGGACACTTCGGAAAAGTTCACTTCGCTGAAGCTACAGACGCAGTCTGGTGTGGACGTTGCCTTCTCGACCGCAGAGCGCGCCCTGAAGATCGACGACTACTCCACCCGCGTCCTCATGCCCATGATGAACAACCTCGCTGGCGATATCGCGGCGGACATCATGAGCGGTGCTGATGGCGGCGTGTGCAACTACGTCTCGAACGTGGATGGCTCGAACAACGTCATCTCGCCGAACACTGCCACGATCCTCCAGGCCCAGGCGTCGCTCAACGACAACTCGGCCCCGATGCAGCCCGGCCGCAAGCTGGTCGAAGATCCGTGGACGGAAGCCAACGTCGTTGCAACCCTTTCCGGCCTGTTCAATCCGTCGCAGGCGATCTCGGAGCAGTATCGTTCTGGCCAGATGAAGAATGCCCTCGGGTTTGACTTCTTCATGGATCAGACGGTCATCAAGCACACGACCGGCTCCTATGACTCAGCGTCGGGCACCATCAGCAGCGCCGGACAGACCGGCTCCACGATCACCGTTGCGGCGATCACCGGCACGCTGAACAAGGGCGACATCATCACCATCGACGGTGTGTATGGCGTCAACTACGTGTTCAAGAAGACCACCGGCAAACTGCGCCAGTTCGTCGTCACGGCGAATGTGGCATCGGGCGCGACCTCGATCCCGATCTACCCGGCCATCGTTCCCCCGAATGCCGGCCAGACGGTGCAGTACCAGACGGTCACGGCTTCCCCGGCCAACTCGGCCGTCGTGCGTCTTGCCAGCAAGGCATCGGAAACGTATCGCAAGAACCTTGCATACGCTCCCGAGGCCGTCACGCTGGCCACCGCCGATCTGGTACTGCCGAAGGGCGTTCACGAGGCCGCCCGTCGCAACTACGATGGCATCTCGATGCGCATGATCACCGACTACGTGATCGGAACAGACCAGCTCGCGACACGCCTTGATGTGATCTACGGCTGGTTGTACGTCCGCCCCGAGTGGCTCGTTGTGGTTGCAGACAAGATCTGATGAAAACGGAATGGGGCGGCTTCGGTCGCCCCTTCCTCTTACTGACCGCGCCCGGCGGCTCCGGATTTCATTAACGCTGGAAAGGATACAGCGATGAATTCAGTGCAAATGACCGATGATATGTCGAAAGCTGCCGCCAAGTCGCCCACGACTCGTGTGTCGCTCGAAGACATCAAAGCCAATATCATGGCGGAGTACTTTATCACTGGTGACGCGGCTATTGGCGAGGGCGCTCCGATCCATGATGATCTGCGCGTGCTTACCATCTGCATCCTTGTAATGAAGAATGGATTCACCATCATTGGCAAGGCGGCTCCGGCAGACCCGGCAAATTTCAATGTAGATCTTGGGCGAACGTGCGCCCGCGAAGACGCGATTCGCCAAGCGTGGCCTCTTATGGGGTACGCGCTTCGTGAAAAACTTCGCGCTGCTTAAGTACGGGGAGGGGGCACGGTCCCCCCTTTTCCACATGCGCTACCCACTCCTTCGCTACCACAATCTGACCGGACAACAGCGGCTCGTCCTGAGTGCTGAAGAAGAGGCAGAGCTAGGCCCCGAATGGGGTAATGCTCAAACCGATGTCCGTTATCCCGCCAATCCCGCGCCTATCATCGAGACGCGCAAATCCCCGCCCATTTTCTCCATCGAAATCCCGGAAGCCAAATGACATTCCAGATGTATCCCTTGGCGGTCTATTCGCCTGAAGGGCAGATGTTCATTGTCGAGAACGACGAGGAACGCGCTGCTCTTGTGGCTCAATGGGAAGTGGCGCCCGAAGCGGGCGATGCCGAGACGCCCGAAGAAATCGTCAGGCGCGGTCCCGGCAGACCTCGGAAAAATCCATGACCACAGCGCTGGACCTCATCACCGGAGCCATGGACGACGCCGGCATTATCGGTGTTGGCCAGACGCCTTTGGCTGAGGATACGAACAAGGCCCTGTCTCGTCTTAACGCGATGATCGCGCAATGGTCGCGTCGTCGCTGGCTCGTCTACCATCTGATCGATATCGTCTTCACCGGAACGGGCGCGCTTTCTTACAGCATTGGCCCAGGCGGTGATATTCCTCTCAATCGGCCTGACCGGATTGAGGCCGGTTATTTTCGCCAGCTTGCCGGTTTGCCTGGCAACAATGTCGATTATCCCCTGGCAATCCTTCAGTCCCGGGAAGATTACAACCAGATCGTGCTGAAGACGATGGCCTCGGTTCCGGCCTACGTTTTCTACGATTCCGATTTCCCACTCGGAAACATTTTCATCTGGCCGCTACCGAACAGCACCTATGAGATGCACCTATCGGTCAAGCCAGCACTCCAGAGCTTCCCGACGCTCGACACTGCATTCGTTCTCCCCCCTGAATATGAGGAGTGCATCCGGCTCAATCTGGCGGTTCGGCTTCGTGTAGCCTATCAGCTCGGTCCCGATGCTGGCCTGATCGGGCTGGCCAAAGTCGCGCTGAACACGATCAAGAACACCAACGCGCAGATCCCGCTCCTTCAGATGCCGAGTGATCTGGTGCGCGGCAACATCTACAATATTTTTTCGGACACCTCGAACTAGATGCGCATTCCTCTTCTTGGTGGCGCATATCAGGCTCGTAGTTTGGTTGCTGGTGCGCAGCGCTGCGTCAATATGTACCCAGAGGCAAATCCTGCAGAGGGGTCGCCTCCTGTTCCAGTCACGCACTACCCGACGCCGGGCCTTCGTCAGATCTCTCAGGCGCCGATTGTAGGCCGCTACAGAGCACTTTATCGCGCTACCAATGGTGACCTCTACGCGGTCATTAACTCGTCAGTCTATTACATCAATGCCGATCATGTCTGGACGCTTTTGGGTAGCGTTACCTTCGGTACCAACACCGTCAATCTCTCCGACAACGGCCTCGTCATCGTCATCGTGGACGGCACTCCTACCGGCTATGCCATCGACATGACGACACGGGCATTCGGGACGATCACCGACCCATCGTTCTATGGCGCAACCAGTGTCGATTATCTCGACACTTATTTCATTTTCAACCGCCCGAACACCGCACAATTCTACATTTCCCTGTCGCTTGTGACCTTCGACATGCTGACGGGGACAGCCGGCGCTATCTATCAGGGATCGATCGTCTCGGGGGGGGCGGGGTATACCAACGGCACCTATACGAATGTTCCTCTTGCTGGCGGGACCGGAACAGGAGCCACCGCAGACCTAACCGTATCTGGTGGCATCATCACCGTGGCGACAATCAACAACGCCGGCTCAGGATACGCGAACAACGATACGCTCACTCTGACGTCAACGACTCCGGGAACACCTGGGGCCATCCAGTCAGGGTCGATTGCTGCGGCTGGCTCTGCCTACACGAACGGTACCTATACCGCCGTACCATTGACAGGTGGAACCGGGACTGGCGCGCAAGCGACCATCGTCGTTGCCGGCGGCGTGGTGACTACGGTCACGATTACCGCCAAGGGTTCAGGATACGTCAAGAACGACACGCTGTCCTGCGCGGCGGCATCAGTCGGTGGCACCGGGTCGGGGTTTTCATGGCTCGTGTCGCTGGTGACCGGAGGCTTTGTCTACACGGTTGACTTCGTTCACGGATATGCCTTCGATCCTCTGGATATCGCGGGAAAAACCGGCGCGGCTGATAATATCCAGTGCCTCGCCGCAATCCATGGCGAGTTGTGGCTGGTAGGCGAACTGACATCCGAGATCTGGGCCAATACTGGCGCTGCGGATTTCACCTTTGGGCGCATTCAAGGCGCATTCATCAATCATGGCTGCGTCGCCCCCTATTCTCTTTCGCAGCAGGACGTTTCGCTATTCTGGCTAACACAGGACCGGCAGGGCAATGCAATCGTGGCGATGAGTTCCGGCTATGCCGTCGAGCGCGTCTCTACCCATGCCATTGAGCAGGAATTCCAGTCCTACTCCAAGATTGACGACGCGATTGGCTATTGCCACCAGATCGAGGGGCACGCCTTCTACATCCTGACGTTCCCGACCGCGAACAAGACGTGGGCCTACGAACTCTCCACCAAGCAGTGGCACGAACGTGGATCCCTGGATGGTAACGGCATCTTGAACCGCCATCGGGGCAATGCCTTCGCTTTCGCCTATGGTGAGGGTCACGTTGGAGATTTCCAGAACGGCGCTCTCTACGTCTTTGACCAGGACTATTATTTTGACGGCACGACCCCAATCCCGAGGATCAGGACATTCCCGCATTTGGTCGGAGAAGACAGCAACCGCGTCGAATACATCCGGTTCGTGGCGGATATGGAAGTCGGCCAGTCAACCGGGACGACGCCAGATGATCCTCCGAAGATATCTCTTCGCTGGAGCGATAATCGGGGAGCAACATATGGAAACCCTGTTCTCAGGTCGATGGGGGCAACCGGCCAATACCTGATTTCGCCGCAGTGGCGAAAACTTGGAATGGCTCGCGATCGTGTGTTTGAGATATCGTGGTCTGAGCCCGTGAGGACCGCGCTCAATGGCGCTTTCGTTGAGATCAGGAAAGCCGCCTCCTGATGGCAACAACTGACAAATCCCAGCCAGGAACGCCCATTGTCCCATCTTCCGGCGAGGCGATCGTCGTCAACGGGAGTTACGTCGCTCCGGTATGGATGCGGTTCTTCAACAACCTCGTCTCGACCGCCGGGGGACTGCCGGGGCAAATCGGCGTCACGGTGCAGCCCTATGATCCGCAGCTTTCATCGCTGATCCGGCAAAACAGCCAGAGCGCTGATTACACGCTCCAACTGACGGATATCGGCTACCAAATCTACCATCCCTCAACGGACACCGCGGCCCGAAAATGGACAATCCCGGCAAATTCGGCGGTTGCCTTTCCGATCGGTGCTCCCGTGACCTTCGTCAATGATACCGGTGCCGGCGCCATAACCATTGCGATCAACAGCGATACGCTTGTTCTGGCAGGCGTGGGCTCCACAGGCAACCGGACGCTCGCGGCCGATGGCAACGCGACGGCCCTCAAGATAGGTGCTACCCGCTGGCAGATTAGCGGATCTGGCCTGACGTGAGTTCGGTTGGGCAGCAGATGCTTCTGATGGCTGGTGAGGCAGAAGCCACGTTAACTTTTCAAGGGGCGACAAGCTTTCCGAATACGGGCCAGACAGTAATTTTCACTGCCGTTCCGGTCGGGGCCCCGGCCAGCGGTCGATATATCTTCGTGGCGGTCCCCTACATTCTAGGGGGCAGCACCAATATTTCCATTTCGTCAGCGACAATCGGAGGAGTTGTCGCGACGATTCACGCGCAGATCTTTGAGCCGGCAGAGGTCGCGGTCGGTGGCGTGGCCCTGATTTCAGCTCTGGTGCCTAACGGGACGACTGCTGACATCACCATAACGTGGGCGTCTTCGGGGACTTTCTACGAGCCAGAAATCGCCGTTTATCGCGTGACTGGCCTACGCTCGCTGACGCCGGTCGATATCAAGGCGCTTGCGCCAGTATCCACCACCGTCTCGGCGACAGTAAATGTCGTGAAGGGCGGCATAGTCATCGTCTGCTTCCACACCTATTCCAGTGGCGCGACTTCCAGGACCATGACGGGGCTGCCAACCGACTACACAGTCAATCCTACTTCTGGCCGGTTCTATTTGGGAGGCGGGGAGAAAACTCCCGTGAATGGGACGGTCACCGCCGTTGTGAACAGCACCACAAGTCAGGTCTGGTGCGCGGTCATGGCGTCGTTTCGATAGGAATATCATGAAGTATTTTCAGCAGCTTGCCGCCGGCCTGAATGTCACGCCGGTTCTGAATGCTTTGCAGCGTCAGCCGGAGTTATGGGATCAGCATCCGATCAGGACGCAGCACCCGGGCACGGCCCATGCGGACGTGAGCGACATACTTATCCGTTTCAACGACTACTCCGAATTTGAGCGCACGGGAGATCCGACTACGGTAACCGACGACAAGGAGTGCGAGGCGTTCCCTGCATGGGGAAAACTCCCACAACTTCGCCCGATCATTTTCGATCTGATGCGAACGGTAGAGGCGGTGCGCCTCGGCCGTGTGATCATCACGAAATTACCTCCAGGCAAGACGATCACGCCGCATGTCGATGGTGGGGCGCCCGCTACCTACTATGACCGGTACATGATCGCCCTACAGAGTTTTCCCGGTGCGGTTTTCCATATCGGTGACGAGAGCGTCAATTTCCGCTCGGGCGATGTCTGGCACATCAATAACCGGATTGAGCATTCGGTTGTGAACAACAGTTCGGACGACAGGATCGTCTGCATTGTCGATCTGAGGTGCGAGTAATGATTACAGCCCAGATCGAAGAGTTGGATGCCGAGACGCTAAACGAGGCAAGGCCGCTCCTGCCGTCGCACTATGACGAGCTATCAGAACATAAGCAGGCGGGGATTCCGCTTGATCCTCAGTTTGATCTTTATCTCGCACGAGCGGCGGTCGGACAGGTCATCTATGTGACGCTCAGGGAGCGTGGCGCGCTAATCGGCTATCTCGTCTCGTTTGTCGCGCCGGGCATGCATTATCAGGGCTGCCTCACCTGTACGACGGACATTTTCTACGTGACGCCAGACCTTAGAGGTCTGCATGGCGGCGCACTTTTATTCGATGCGTGGAATAAGGAATGCGCCCGTCGCGGCGTCAACCTCATGCAGATCGGCATCAAGACCCGTCACGCAAAATATGCGGGACCATTGCTTGAGGCAGCAGGCTTCAAAGCCACGGAACTGATGTTCTGGCAATTCTTGGACAAGGAATAGGCCGATGCGCCATCGTTGTTACGATGAAGTGCCGTTCGAGGCATTTTCGATTGCCCCACGAGTGGCCACAGCAATAATTGGCTCGGCTGTCGTCGGGGCTGGCGCATCCATTGCTGGTGCATCAGCACAGGCTGGGGCGACCAAGGACGCGTCCGCACAGCAAATGGCAATGTATCAGCAGACCCGCAATGATCTGTTGCCCTTTCAGAAGTTTGGTCAGGCCGGCGCGAACCAGCTTCAATCGCAGCTTCCAAACCTCACCGCTCCAATTACGATGGATGAGGCCACACTGCGCAATACGCCTGGCTACCAGTTCAACCTCCAGCAGGGATTGAAGTCGGTCCAGAATGGTGCGGCGGCGAGGGGGCTCGGTGTTTCTGGGGCAGCCATGAAGGGCGCAGCAAGCTATGCCACTGGCTTGGCGGATTCGACCTATCAGAACCAGTTCAATAACGCCAACACGAACCAGACCAACGCTTACAATCGCCTGATGGGCGTTGCCCAATTGGGTGAGAACGCGGCGGCGCAGACGGGTGCCTATGGCACGCAGACGGCTCAGTCGATCGGCAACAACACCATTCAGGGCGGCAATGCCACGGCGGCTGGTTATCTCGGAGCCGCGAACGCGCTGACGAATGGTGTCAACTCGTATGCCCAATACAATGCTCTGCAAAACGGCCTCTACAGGTAAGGGATAGACGATGGCTGACGGAAACGTAGATACGTCGATCTACCCCAGGGCGAACCAGAATTCGCTCATCGAGGGGCTTGGGCAGGTTCAGGCGCTGAAGAATGCTGCCGTCCAGAACCAGCTTTTGCAGACCGAGGCGCAGCGTGCCGGCGTTGGTCTGTCCCAGGATAAGATCAATCTCGCGCATCAGCAGTTCGGGCAGCTTTCGAGCTTCCTTGGCTCCCTCGCGCAAGATCCTCGCATTTCGACGGACGCCGGCCCGGGTCTCTTGAAGCAGGCCACCGCGCAAGCTGTCCAGCAGGGATGGATCACGCCGGATATCGCGAACAGCGAAATTGCCAACATGCCGACCGATCCGGCACAGATTCCGCAGTATCTCCAGAGCCTGAACACGCGCATTCAGGACGCGGCGGGCCAGTTCTCCAAGATCTATGGCGAGCCGACGACCATCTCGAATGGGTCGCAGACATTGCCCGTCACGGCGAGTCCAATCACGGGCATCCGCCCGATAGCCGCCCCGATCACTCAGACGCTCTCGCCAGAATCTCGCGCTACTCTCGTTCCCGGTACGAACGCACAGGGCCAGCCGACCCTCACGCCTGCGGCAACTATCCTTCAGGGATCCGGGCTTAACCCGATGACTGTGCAGCCGCAGACGGCCCCCAACGGCCCCGTTAATCGCCTTGTACCGTTCGATCAGAACAACCCTGCACCTGTGCAGTCCGCTCAGGGTGGAAGCGTGGCCATGGGGCCGCCGGCTGGTCAGGTTGAGGCGCAGACGCAGGCAGCTAAGGTCAGCTCTGACAAATATTCAGCCGATGCCGCCGCCCAGACCAATTACCAGCAGAGCATTCTGCCAATCGAACAGGCCTACAAATCGGTCAAGGCGCTAGGGACAACGGGTGTGGGACCCGGTTCGGAAGAACTCAATCAGATGAAGAGCTTCCTCGTAACCGTAGGATTCATGAACCCGACCGAGAACCTCAAGGATTTTGACGAGGCCAACAAGTATCTGACCCAGATGGCCCGTTCGACGGGCTTCACCGGTTCCGATGCTCAGCTCGCGGCTGCACAGCAAGCCAGCCCAAGCATGAAGACATCGAATGGTGCAGCACTTGCTGTTTTGCAGAAAGCGGCCTCCTTGGCGCGCATGCAGAATGCTCAGGTTCGCGCGTTCGAGGCAAGCGGGCAGGGACCGGAGAAATACTCGAAATGGGCAACCAACTGGAACTCCAGCCAAAATCCGGTTGCCTACGCGTTCGATATGATGACGCCAGAGGACCGCTTGGCATATGTAAAAACGTTAAAGGACGCGGATTTGGCTAAGTTTAAAGCTTCGCTGAAAACAGCGACCGATCTTGGCCTCGTCACGCCTCCGCAACAGTCGGCATCACCAGCAAACGGCGGTTAGTCAATGGCCTACGTAGGGACGCCACGGTACCTTGGCGACGACATTTCTACGCTAGCCTCGATTCTGCAAGGCGAGGCCGGCGGTGAGGGCTTGCGCGGCATGCAGGCCGTCGCCAGCGTTATCCAGAACCGCGCCAGCCAGAACTTTTCCGGCTATGGTTCTAGCTTGCTCGATCAGGCGCTTGCGCGTCAGCAATTCCAAGGCCAGTCGAATAAACCGAGCCGTGAAGCTCGCGCCGTTGCATCGCAACTTGTCAACAGGGAAGTGCCCGATATTACGGGTGGCGCTCTCTATTACGCCAACCCAGGAGATTCATCGGCTCGGTGGGCGCGCAATCTCAATACTGACAATGCGCTGAAGATCGGAAATCACTATTTCACTGATAACACGCAAGGCCAGCCATTCGCGCCATCAGCCGTAAACGCCGTAAATCAGCTTGCGGGGGGCATCCCACCGCGCCCCGTGCAGACCGTTAACTACGTAGCGCCTCCATTCAGCGGCAGTCAGGGTAATTTTCAGCCGCTCTTCGGCGCGGATCAGACACCCTCACAGCAAGCCCCGCAGGCTGCACCGCAGCCGGTCGAGCGCGCGCCGCTTCCTGCCCCGCAGCAGGGCAATCAGAGCAATGACGTTCTGAAGGCATGGGGCGTTGACGGATCAACGCAATCTGCTCCACAAGCCACCCCGTCGCAGCCGACTTCACCCGGCATGGATATTCTGAAAGCGTGGGGCGTCGATGCCAACACGGCGGTGGACCCAAACACCAATCAGCCTATTGGCGTCCCGGCATACGTCCCCCCTGGCGTGTCAGGGTATGATCCCAAAACCGGAGAGGTGACGCCTGGTGCGGCGGCGCATACGGGCGACACTGCGGCTGCTTTTGACCTTGGCGCTGTGAACGGTGTCCCCATCATCGGGCCGGCTCTTACATCGGCCGTCAAGGGAGCTGCGTCTGTCGCCCCTGCACTTACCAGCGGCACGCCGATCAGCCAAGTCTACGGCGACATGACCAATCGGGTTAACCGATTGCAGGAGTCGCACCCAACCGCCACCACGGCAGGGAATATCACCGGTGCTGTTGTCGGCATGCTGCCAGCGGTTGAGGCTGCCCCGGCATTGTTTGGCGCTAGCTCGACCGCCAGCCTACCGGCGAACGTACTGATGGGCGGCTTGTCTGGTGCCGTCGTTAATGGCGCCGATAGCGCTGTTCGGTCCGGTGGAGATATGCAGGCCACTCTCCAAGGCGCCAAGCTCGGTGGCGTTTTCGGCGCATTGGCTCCTGCGGCTGGGAAGCTCGTAGGTGCTGGCGTCAACAAGCTCGTAAACTGGACCACCGGCACCACCCCGGCAGCGCGTAACGTCGCCAGTGTCCTCTCTGAAATTGGCATGACGCCCGATGATGCCAAGACCGCTCTTGCAAAGATGGGGCCAGACGCGACCCTGGCCGATCTCGATCCTGCCCTGACAGCGGAAGCTGGCGGCCTCGCGGCTCGTGGTGGCGCCCCCACTTCGATCCTGAAGGGTGCGATGACCGAGCGTGCCGCCGCCGCTGACAACCGCATTTCCCAGACCGTGGAAAGCTCTCTTGGCGCTCGGCCCGACGTCACTCAGGCCATGGATGACATCGCTGCGAAGGCATCCGCCGACGCTGGCCCGTATTATCGCGCCGCCGGTAGTGATCCGCTGGACGCCAGTTCTGTCCTGGCGGCGATCGATAAAAAGCTTGAAACGGCGAATGGCAGCGAGAAGAGCATCCTCACCAAGTTCAGGGGATATTTCGAAGACCCATCCGCTGCGTCGATCGCGGAGCAATCCCAGAAGGCAGCAGGGAACAGCCTGAACCAAATCACGGACTATATGGCCACGACCGGGGCAAGCGATCCCGCGCTTGATAGCGCTCGCGCCCTGCTTGTGAAGGTGCAGAATGGCTCTCTAGACAAGGACGCCGCCCTCTCCGCACTCGGCCAACTCCAGACGGTCGATCCTACTGCTGAGAAATTGATCTCGGAAGCCGGTAACTCTCTTCAGTCGGTTACGTCCGTGAAAACGGACCCGCAGGCACTTCTGAAGGTCCGGCAGGCCATAGATGACGATATCCAGAAGGCCCCGATTTCGGAGACGACCGGCGGCAAGAATGCCGAGCGCGCGGCGAATGATGTGCGCGGCGAACTGGACAAGGTGTTGAAGCAGAACGCCGGCATCCAACAGGGCGACGCGATCTATTCGGCGCAAATGAAGCGGGCGGCCTCCCTGGAAGAGGGCCGGCTGATATTCAGCCCTAAAGTCCGAATGGAGGATTGGGGCCGCGCTATCGCGTCCAAAACCCCGGAACAACTCCAGAGCATGCGCACGGGCGCGCTGGCGTCGTTGTGGGATGCCTTGGACAATGCCCGAAATGGCGATTTGAACGCCATCCGAAGCCTGCTCGGTAAATCCACCGCGAACAGAGCCAAACTCGAAAGCCTTTTCCCTAATAGCGGAGATGTTTTCGACAAGATCGCCAACGAATCCGCAATGCGCGCTACAGAGCAGACCGTGGCGCAAAATTCCGCGACCGCCGGGCGCCAAGCTATCCTCCAGAAATATGCGCCAAAGACTGGCGGCCCGAGCGGCATGGCGGAGGTGATTGCTGGCGAGGCTCTTGGCGGTGGTCCCGGGGCCGTCGCTGGTTATCTCGGCAGGAATGCTCTGAATTCGATCCGCAATAGCATTTCCGATCGGGCTCTTTCGGCACTGACGGAGGGCACAGCCCGGGGACTGTCCGCTACCGGGCCGGAGCAGCAGGTGTTCCTGAATAAGCTGGCGCGGGCTGCTGCATCGGCAAAGACTAGCGGTGCTCTTGTGAATGGATCGAACTTAGCGACCAATCTTCTTCTTCAGGGGGCGGGCGCGGCTTACCGTAACTCACTGCAACGTCAATGAGGCTTATCGACACGCTCTGCGGCCCAGATAAGGAAAGCCGTTAGAAACACCCCAACGAAAACCCCCGATCCGAAATCGGCTGAAATGCCTATGACCAGAAATTTGCAGAAATACCAAAATGCGACCATTCCTGCGATGCAGAGGGCATAGGCGATAATGCGGCGCATCAGTAGCAACTCGTGCTGATCTGAGCGCCGATAGCGCTGCTGGTACAATTGATCGGATGGCTCGTTTGTAGGGGCGGCAAATACACTGGATTCGCTACCGGGCGGCTGGCTAGAAATGCCACGGCGGCACGTCGGCGTTCATTGATGCCAGTTTGCATACACTGAGCGAATGCGTCGGTGCCCTTCTTGAAACCGTAGTCGGAACAGTTCTGAGCTTGAGACGAAAGAACTCTCTCTCTGGCGGCCTGCTGATCGACGCAGCCTGCCAGCAGAAACAACAGCAATACTGATTTGCGCATGGCGCGCAGATAATACCGAAAACCCTGAAAATTCAAGATCAGCACCAACGGGGAAGGGGGCTTTGCCCTCCTTTTTCGCTCGGAGACGTTAATGGCAACCATTCTTCCCCTAGCGGAAACGCAATTCAATGACGCACTTGGCGTGCCGCTGGCTGGCGGTAGCGTGTATTTTTATACGCCTTCGACCACGACGCCGAAGGACACATATATGGATGCACTCCAGACCATTCCGAACACAAATCCGGTCATTCTGGATTCGGCCGGGCGCGCAATCATCTTCGGCTCCGGCGCCTATCGCCAGGTCGTTTATGACGTCAATGGCAACCTGATCTGGGACCAGACCACCTCGGAAGCGGTTGTCGGTCAGGCTTCATTCGGAGGTACGTCAACCGGTTCAGCGAATGCCCAAATCGTCTCCGCCGGCACGTTCTCCGGGGCAGATGGCAGCACCATCAACTTCACTGCGGGCTTCACCAACACTGGTGCAATGACAATTCAGGTCGGACCTTCCGGATCGCCAATTGCCGTTCTGAAAAATGGCCCGTCTGGACCGGTCAATCTTGTCGCTGGCGACATCGCGGCAGGAAACATCTATTCGGTATCGTACAGCGTGGCGTTGGGCACTTTCCAGCTTCTCCAGTCAATCCCGCCAATCATCACGATTGCCTCCGAGGCGCAGGCCGAGGCGGGAGTTGACAACACTACCGTCATGACACCGCTGAGGACAAACCAAGCTATCCAAGTCCTGGGAGTGCCGCCGCTCACCTCAACAGGTGACATGCTCTATCTCAACGCGCCCTCAACAAAGGCACGGCTTGGCATCGGAACCGCCGGCCAGTTTCTTCAAGTGAACACAGGTGCCACCGCTCCGCAGTGGGTCGATATCGTTAAGACGGGGACTGTGACGGCTGTTAGTGGCTCGTCCGTAACTCTCACAGGCGTATCGAGCGGCGCCAAGCTAGTCTACATCAATGCCAAGGGAATTAGTTGGAGTGGCGGCTCCGGCACTCTAATGGTGCAACTCGGTACAGCCGGCGGCATCGTCTCTTCAGGATATTCGGGCGGCATGGGCTGGATAGCGCCGGGATCGGCCACCGCTGCGGCGACTTTTGCTACCGGCATGGCGATTGCCCTTAACAACAATGCTTCCGACACATGCGAGGGTATGGCAACGCTTATCCTCGTGGATGCAGCGACAAACACATGGGCTTTGAGTTCGACAGGAATTGGTGGCCTGACTTCGGGCTCGGTCGTTCCGTCATACTCGACCAGCTATGTGTCACTTCCGGGCGTATTGACGCAATTGACATTCATCGATGCTGGCGGCCGGTCGTTTGATGCCGGTTCGGTGAGCTATACCTGGAGAAGGTAGCTACTTATCGTTCAGCCACTTTGAGAGGTCTGGGTGGCCATCTGGCGGGAGCGCCCGTCGCTCCCATCGACCAGACTCAACATTAAACCGGCGAAAATTATAATCTTCGCCGGAAGTCGAGATAGCCCACCGGTCAAGACCAAGCGCGGGCGCAACAAAGCGCATCGTAGAAATATACATATCTGATAGCAGGCGCCGCATCCGGTGTCCTCGTCCATTGCCTGTGAAAACTGGCGAATAAGCACTCTCAAACTTCTCCCCCAAAAAATCAAGGTCGCTCGCGCGGCCCTTTTGCTCGTGGAGCATTCAATGCCCGATATCGCAGACGTAGCCTGGTCAGAACACGACGAGCGCAACAGCGAAGCTGTGCCGAATGGCTGGCCCACTGGCGCGTTCCCGGCATACACGGACCTTGTCGGTCAGATGATGATGGGCGCCACTAAGCGCTTCTGGAACAAGATCAACCCGATCTACCAAACCATCGGAACCGGGGATAACTACGTCGTTCAGACCGAAATCGGCATCGACCAGATTAATCTCTACGAGATCCTGTGCATCCGTATTGATCGGTCCAACACGACCTCTACGCCAACGCTTCAGTTCGGCGCTACCAATGCGCGGACCATCGTCAAGGCTGGCCCTTCTGGATATATCCCGCTGGTGGCCGGCGACATGTTTGCGGGAAATTCGCACACCTTTTGGTACAATGGCGCATTCTATATCCTTGTCGATCCGGCAATCATCGTTGGTGGAACGGTCCAGCCCTATTCGCCAAACTTGACGACATGGGCCGCGATCACTCGGGCCACCGGCTTTGATACCTGGGTCGCAACGCCTTCGAGTGCCAATTTGGCCGTTCTCGTCGGGGATGAGACCGGCACCGGGGCTTTGGTCTTTGGAACCGGTCCGACGCTTTCGGCCCCGTTGCTTGCTGGCGGGACGAGTGGCACGACAATTCTTCAGGCATCGGCGAATGCTTCTGGCACGCTAACGTTTCCAGCTGCCACGGATACCCTGGTCGCTCGCGCCACGACGGACACGCTGACCAACAAGACTATAAACGGCTCCAACAACACGATCACAAACGTTTCGCTGACTACGGGCGTTACGGGGGCGCTGCCAATCGCCAATGGTGGCACAGGACAAACTACCGCTGGCGCCGCGTTCGATGCGCTGGCGCCGACCACTACGCGCGGGGATATTGTTTTCCGCAATGCCACGACAAATGCTCGGCTAGCGGCTTCGACAGCCGGATATCATCTCCAGACCAACGGAGCCAGTGCTGATCCGACGTGGGCTGGATTCCTACAGGCTGGCGCAAGCGCAGTCACACGTACATGGCAGGACAAGGCACGGGAGCGCATCAGCGTTAAGGACTTTGGGGCCGTGGGCGATGGAGTGACGAACGACACTGTCGCTATCCAGGCAGCCGAAACATACCGGGCTTCGGTTGGCGGTACGCTCATCTTCCCTCCGGGAACTTACCTAAACTCGGGTATTACGGTGAACAGGGCATCAGGCGGCAGTTGGGTTGGATATAGTGCAATGCTTATTCCGACAACGAACGCAGTCGTTTTTATCACGGCGAGCGGTGCCGTTCTCAGCAATTCATCGCGTTCTTTCACGGTGCAAGGGCTTACATTTAACGGCAACGCGCTTGCCAACATTACCTGTTATAGCGAGGCGTCAGCCTTCTTTACGGTGCTGGAGGACATCACCATCGTTAATGTGGTCTACGCTGGAATCTTCCAGCGCGGTCACGGCATCACGCTGAACAACATCAAGCAATACGGGTCCGGACAATGGCTATTCACTGGCGTTGGAACAGGGGTAGGGGATAACGTTTTCGATGTGAATATCACTAACGTTACCCACGAGAGTTCTGGAGGGGCATCCTGGGCTTCGGCACCCTCGTGGTTCTACTTCTATCGCGCGGTCAACGTTAACATGGCCAATGTTGTTACGGGATCTCTGGACGGCGCAGCAGTAGGCATTCTCCTGCAAGGCGATGTCGAAGGGTTCTTTGCCACGAACACCATCATCGTCTACCCGACGGTCGGCATTGAGTCGATCATAGGGGCCGATGGCATTTATCCGGCTTATGTCTACCTAAATAACTTCGCTGTCGACCAACCGACAAACACGGGTATCGATCTCGCCGGTGCGGTCAACCGACTGACGAACGTCAATGTTACCTTTGGAGATGCGAGGACAAATACTGGACCCGGCATCGTCATGCGGGCTGCTTCCAGCGATTCGTATCTGAGCGGGGTGCGCATCTCCCACATGTATAATTCAGGTCTCGTCATCGAGGCCGGAGCGCAAGTTAAGGCGAACGGCCTCGAACTGACCACAAATCACGTAAGCGGAACGGGGTTTGATCTCGATATCGGGGCTAGCACGGCTGCCAATGTTAATTTCTACGGAAAGAACAATCTCGGCACGGTAAACGCGACGGGACAGCGCATCGTAAATGGCGTGACATCAAAACAGGTCGCTCGCTCGACGACCCCAGCCAGCACTGGCGCCAATACGACGCCGACGACCCTGCAGTCATATTCTATACCGGCCAGCACGCTGAAGCCGGGTCAGACAGTAAAACTGGAGGCCTATGGTACCTTCGCTGCCAACGCCAATAATAAGACCATAGAATTGGTCTTTGGCTCGCAGCAGGTTTCCGTTCACATAGGTACGTTCAATAATATCGCATGGTTTGCGCGTGGTGAAATCCTCGTCACCGGGGCTAGCACTCAATCGTGGAATGGCAACGTATTCGTAAACGGGCAGGCGTTGACTTCGACTCAGGGCACGTCGTCAGTCACCGATACATCCGCGATCCTAGTTCAACTCCGTGCCACTAACGGCACTGCCAGCGCAGGTGACATCACCTGCAACGGTTTTACGGCCGACATTTTGGACTAGCCACCCGCCACAACTGCCCGGCACTCCCTAAAGCGGCAACATCAGTGAGCACAGGAAGGGTTAGCGCATGCGCATGATCCGCAACAGCAAGGCTGTGGCCTTGCGGGCGCACAGCGTCAAGTTCTGGCTAGCTGCCGTCTTCTGTTTGCTTGGCGTCGTCGGGGATAGCTGGAGCCTGTTCCAAGACGTGCTGCCGCTGTCTCAAACTACCTTTGCGCTGCTTGGGCTGGGGTTTGGGCTGGCTGGTCTGGCCGGCCGCTTTGTAGATCAAGACCTCTAGGAGTTTCTATGCCGATCAACAAGATACGGTCGAGCGGTCGCGCTCGGGCCGCGATAGCTGCTGTGCTCGCCATGGTTGGCGTCACAATCGGTGGCGTCCGCTATATTAACGGCACGCCAGATGATGTGGTGCTGGCTTCGACATACCTTGTCGAACCATGGGAAGGCGAGGTGCTGAAGGCTTACCTCGATCGCATCCCGAAGCCGCCAGTTTGGACGATCTGCGCAGGCGATACGCAGAACGTGAAGCCCGGCATGGTCGAGACACCGGCCGGCTGCAAGGCGCGTCTTGAGCGTCGCATGATCAAGGAATTCCGGCCGGCTCTTGTCGCCTGCATCCCCGGCTTCAACAAGGCTCCGATCTCGTGGCGGGCGATGATGGACAGCCTGGCTTGGAACATCGGCTCCCGCGCCGCCTGCAATTCGCGCGCAGCGGCCTATGGCATTAAGCAGATGTGGGTTGCCAGCTGCAACGCGGCGACAGCCTTCAATCGCAGCGGCGGCAGGGTGATTATCGGCCTCGTCAAGAGGAGAGAATCCGGAGACGCAACCCGAATAGGAGAGGGTGAATTATGCGTGTCGGATATTTAGACCTGACGACCGTGGTTCGGATGAAACCCGTGCTTTGTCTCGGCAAGTCGTCGCGCACGTGACAGGTTGGGCTTGGTTAGAGCGCGTCGTCGGCCGGCAAGCCTTCGGCGCGTTCGCTTTTTGTACCCTATTTCATTGTGAAAGGGAAACGCTCGTGGGCCAAACCTGGGTGATCTTCCTCACCAACCTAATTGATCGAACGCTGCGCATTATCGGCGTGGCCAGTCTCGCTGTGATTGCTGTTTTCCTCATCTGGTGGTTCTGGCCATGGTAGCTCTCATTGGATGGATAGCGCGCGCCACAGGGCTGTCCTCATTGATCTCTGCGGTGATTGCCTATGCGGTGATTGCCGCGCTCGCTGGCGGCGGCTTCTGGGGCTACGGCGCCTACAAACATCACCAGGGTTATACGGCAGGCTCGGCCCATGAGCGCGCTGCATGGGAAAAGGAAAAGGCCGCAACGCTCGCCGCCCAAGCTGCGCAGAAAGCCGCCGATCAAGCGAAGATCGATCAGATCGAGGCCGATTACCGCACGCTTCAGGAGCGTGTGGATCAGGAGCATGCGGAAGCTGCTCTCGAAGCCGCCATTCGTAAGGAGCGAGCGGATCAGAAATCCGCAATCCCTCAGAGTATCGCAAAAGCATTAAACGACATAGGCCGCTAGCTAACCCAAGACCATGTAATGCCGTGCTTCACGGCCTCTATGGTTTGGCGACAGACTCCATATGTTTTGGCTAATCCTTTTATATCGGCGAACCCACTCTGCTTCATGGATCGCACAGCGGATTCAGTCAATTTTGAATTTCGGATTCTCTCGCCTCTCGATAAGGTTCCGTGTTGAACCTTATCGGCCATGTTCTCTTTGTGGGTCTTCCAAGATAGATGGCGTGGAGAAACGCACCCAAGGTGACCATTGCCACATGAATGGGCGGCTTCGTGCCTTGGAGTTGGCGATGGGCCATTCATGTGCTCACAGATCAGTCTGGTTATACGAATATTTTTCCCATCCCTGTAGATAGTACCGTATCCGGCCGTTATCCGAGCAAACGGCCAGATCAGGCAATCGTCACCACGATGGTGGTAGACAACTTCATGTAGGAACTTGCGGATCTCAGCTTTCGACGTGTTCCCCGCAAGCGGGTTGCCGTTTCTAACCCACCGGTAATAGTGGTTGTTACACCAACTACGGGCGTACATCGGCTTGCCGCAGTTTGGAATCGAACATAGTTTGGGACCAGCCATGTGGAGCGCTCCATGCTTCCTTGGTTAGAACCCGTCGAAGCGCTGGAACGCTCGGCGGGTTCGCTATTTGTATCATAAAAACAGAGGCTTTTGCCATGATAAAAACGGTCGCGCTTGCCGCGCTCGCCGCCTTCGCTCTGTCTGGCTGTGGGACGACCCGGCAATATGTTCCGCCCGTCTCAATTGCCAAGATCCCGGCATCGCTCAAACAGGCATGCGGCGGCGTGGTCGATATTCCAAGCCGCGATCTGACTGCGGCTGACGTGGCACGGCTGTGGGGCAAGGACCGCAAGGCTCTGGGAGCATGCGTTCGCCGGCATGCTGCATTGGTGAAAGCCGTCTCCGTTGTGGAGTCTGGCAAGTGACTATCGACAGGGTAACAAACGTGATTGCTGCTGGCGCTGCCGTATCTCCCTGGTGGATGCCGAGCCTCGCCGACATCTCGCAAAATGCCGCGCTGCTTCTGCCAATTCTGGGCTGCGCTTGGTTGATCGTCCAGATCATCACGAAACTGATCGACCGAAACGACCGCGACTAAAATCCCCTCCCTCCGAAAGGATACCGCCGTGGGTGAACATCCGCGCTTCCTGATTGCGTTCGGAATTCTAGTGCTCGCGTCCTGTTTGATCGCCGTTGGCCTCGTCATCCAGACGATCGCCCTTCATCCGGCTCCGGGAGGGTGGCTGTGATGAGACCCGAAGAGATCAATGCCCTGATCCGCCTTTGGATTCCGATCATAATTTGCACTCTGGTACTGGGGATTGCGATTGCTCACGCATCTCCAGAGCCGGGCCCATCGCCTTCTGTCATCCACATCACTGATGATCCGGGCGGGAATGTCGCGGAGTACTACCGAAAATATCAGGCGCTCTCGAATGCCGGGACCGAGATCCATTTTCACGGTATCTGCGCCTCGGCTTGCACTATGGTCTTGTTCACCGAATTTACCGGCATCAAGGCCTGCGCGGATGAGGGCACCATCTTCGCCTTTCACAAGCCCTTCGCCGAGAAGGACGGGAAGATCATGCGCTCGAAGAAAGCCGTCCGGGAAACGCGCAAACTCTGGACCATGTGGCTGGATGAACTGCCTCAACCCCTGCGCCAGTATCTGAGCAACGTTCACGTTCCATCAGCCGCTGAGGGTGACGAGCAGAATACGCTGCTGCTCCTGCCGGGAAACGCGCTTCTCCCCCGTTGCCCTGTCTCGGTGGCGGCCCAATGATTACCGTTAGCACAATAGCACTTGCCTTCACCGCAGCCATCTACGCCGTTCTCGGTCGGCTGTTCTCTGATCGTGGCCAATGGGGGTCCGCAGCGGCCCTTTACGGTCTGGCGTTCTTCGCGCTTTTGGGGGCATTGGCATGAGGCTCCCTTATCGCTTGTTCGTGACAAACTTCGCTGGCGCTTGTCTGGTCGTCTGGGCGTATTGGGTGGGTTATATCGCCCGCGTCACCGAGGGCGACACTGCCCACATGGCAGAGATTATGGCCGGCCTGTTTCTGATTGGCCTGGTTTCAACGTTCCGCATCGCCTTCAAGGTTGAAGCTATCCGAGACAAGGCCGATCTTACAGCAAATGGCCGGCTGAAGGGCATCCGCGCGTTGATTATCCGCGCAAGGCACATCGTTGTTTTCACCGGCATTCTTTTCATCCTGAGCATCATCGGCAACGCCATTGGCATCAAAGCGATGTTCCACGGCATCGACCCCTCGTCCTTGTCCTCGCCAGATGGAGGGCAGGGGCTTGTCGCACAGGTGATGGCCGGCGCAGGCATGTCGTTCGGCTCCACGATCATAGGCGCGTCGCTGTACATCTGGACGACGTTCAACGCCATGATGCTCTACACGGAAATGAAGCTTCTCGAACTGGAAGCATCATAATGGGCGGCCATGATGACTGGCCTTTTGGCCAGATCGATCTGCTCCTTTCATTCGCAAATCTGCTGCTCGGCATTCTGGTGATCTTGTTCGTAAGCATGCACCCGCCGGTCAAGAACAATCCAGAGAGCGCAAAACCGCCTGGCCGGATGATGGTCTGCATCTACTGGATGGGCCGCGATGATGTTGACCTATGGGGCGGTTCTCCCGACGACGCGAAGGCTGTCGGCTATTCGCGGAAGAACGGAACCACGATCGATCTTGTTCGCGACGACCTCGGCACCGACAATGCACCTCACTTCGAATGTGAGTACGCCCGAACGCTGCCCGACGGGCGCTGGATTTTCGGCATTCACGGCTTTTCCATCAACGACCCAAGCGTCCCCGTAAAGGCCGAGATCCGCCTTGGCGGCGATGACGGGTTCCAGCTTCTCTATGAGGCGACGCTCGACATTCACCAGAAGCAAGAGAGGACGATAGCGCAATTCCGGCTGGTCGGTGGGAAGCTAGTCCCCGACAGCCTGAACACGGTGTTTGTCCCGCTGCGCAGTGCCGGCGCATGATCTGGGCTGCGGTCGCGTTACTAACATTCTTTGCCGCCTGCCTGGTCTTTAGTGCGGTTGGTCTCTGGCTCATGGGTGATGAATGACCCTCTTGGCCTCCACCTGGCTTCTCCTCGCCGTCGTGATGTGTGGCTTTGCCTGGATGGCGGGGAGGCGTCCCGTGGCCCTTTCTCTGCCTCTAGCGGTCGCTCTGGCTGCGCTGGCGATCTATGTGCCCCTCGGCATGCCCATTCCCCACGCCCCTAAGCCGGGGCACTATACGGTGCTTGGCGCCAAGATCATCGTTGATGTCGGCATATGGGTTCTGCTGGACGATGACGCTGGCGAGCCACGCTATTACCGATTGCCCTACAGCGCATCACAGGCGAATGAGCTGCAGGGCGCGCAAGACGCCGGCCAAGGCCAACCCGGCTCCGTCAAGATGGTGGTTGGGCAGGATGGCGGCGAGCAGTTCGACGGGCCGCCGCCTGTAACGGGTGATCCCCCGAAGCAGCCTGAGACCCCTCAAGTCTCCATCCCCTGATTTCCACTATCTCGAATGGTTTTCGCCGCGATGGCGGAAAAGCAATCCCCCTCAACAGCATACGGAGGCCGCACTTGGTTGCGCCACTTTCTGAGGACGAAATCCGCAGGCGTATCGACGCCTATAACAATCACCCAACCATCCGGGCGGCTGCTCGGTCTCTTAAGCTCAAGCCTAGCACCCTTGGGCATAGCATCGATATGCTTCGCAGCACCGGGAGGCTCACCGCGTCCGGTGTAATAACGGAGCCGCCAGCCAAGGATGACATGCGAGAACCGATTGAGCTTTCGGCTCCGTCTCCTGTCGAAATCCGCGATGCTAGTTTCTGGCGCAACAAAGCCAAAGCCGCCGAAGACCGGGCAGCCGAAAGCGAACATGTCCTTCGGGAGATGGCTGGCGTGTTTCAACGCCAGTTGTCATTGCCGGAATGGACGCTGCCCGGCGGTGGCGAGACAGGAAGGGCGGTCGGGCTGATCCATCTGTCGGATCTTCATTGCGGCGAGGTCGTGCGGCTGGAGGAGGCGGCCGGCATCAATGAGTATAACCCCGAAATATTCCGACGTCGCCTCCATCGCATGATCGACGCCTCGATCCGCATTCTCCCCCGCTGGTCATCTGACTGCGATCTGAAGGGCGTCGTTGTGGCGCTAAACGGCGATCTGATTTCTGGCGACATCCATGCCGAGCTGCGCGAGACAAATGCGCTCACCTCCCATGAGCAAGTAGCGCTGGCGACCGATGAACTTGCCGCTGGCATTCGCATGCTCGCTGATGAGTTCGATGCCGTTCTTGTGACGGTGACGCCCGGCAATCATGGGCGAACAACCGAGAAGACACACGCCAAGCGCATGGCCGCGCTTTCCTACGATATCATGATAGGAAACATTCTCGCCCGTGAGTTCGCCAACGACGCTCGCATTACGGTCAACACATCCTCGGGCGCCGACATCGTGTTCCCGCTCTTTGGCTGGTCCGTGCTTCAGACTCACGGCGATTCGATGGGCACAGGAGGCGGGCAGGGCTTCGCGGGCCCGGAACTGCCTATCGTGCGCGGCGGCAAGAAGATCAAGCTTTCTGGGTTCGCCACGGGCGAACGCTACGACATCATCCTCACGGCTCATTACCATACCTCGTCAAACCCCGGGTCTGTGCTTGCGAACGGCTCTCTTATAGGCTTCAACGAATGGGCGGTTCGCATCCGTGCAGTTCCCGAGCCTCCGATGCAGTGGCTGGCGCTTATTCACGAAAAATGGGGAATAAGAGAAAGGGTGCCTGTAATTCTGGAAGACCCGATCTTGGAGGGCAAGCGTCCGAGAATTAGAGTCCCGGCCGGGTGGCACGCCACTTAGCCCATCATGTTGTTTAGAGAGGCAAATTCCCCGTGCTCTACAATCGCGGCTTTGTCGTAGGCGTCGGAAGCTGTCTTGAGATCATCGAATAGGCCTAGGGACCTTTGTCGCCCCTTGGTGACGATATAGGCTCGCCATTTTCCTCGTTGCTTGTGCCAAGAAACACCCTTTGCTCCGCTCCTATTGGTCGTTCTCGGTTGTTGGTTGCAAGTATTTCCGGCAGCGTCGGCCTCTCGAAGGTTGCTAATACGATTGTCGGTCGGATCGCCGTTGATATGGTCTATGCCCTTCGCCGGCCATTTTCCAGTGTGCAACGCCCACGCGACACGGTGGGTGTAGTAATTGCGCCTGTTTATTCGAAGCTTCTTGTAGCCCTTGTGGCTGTGCGCTCCTGCAGGATTGTTTGCCGCAGTCGAGCCGCGCGATACCTTCCAGCGAACTTCTCCAGATACAGGGTTGTAGGCTACTAGCTCGCGCAACTCTTCTACTGAAATAAGCGACATCAATGGGATATCCAATGCCTGTTAAACTGTTCATAGAGATGGTGTTTTCTGGAGTTCTATTCAAGTCCCCGCCTCGTCGTCCGCGTATTCGTGTCCCTGCCGGAATGAGTGCGGCAGCATGACCCAGCAGCGCGTTCATATCCGCGTCTTGAAGGATGGCGCAAAGACGAATTTCGAACTGGTGGTCGATGGCCTCAAAATCGCAGAATTGAACTACATCGATATCTTGGAGGCAGCGATGCAGTTCGTAAGCTCCTTGCGCTGGGGCGAACGTCAATGAGCGAATACGATGCCGCCGACGACTGCGTGAAATCCTACTATGCCGCCATTGAGGCAAAACGGCTTCGCGGGGATGCTGAACATGTCGATGCGCTAGCCCGCGAGCTTTTCCATGCTGCCGACTCCACAAATGTGTGGAGTGCCGTCGATCATATGACACAGCTCTACTGGCGGAAGGAGGCTGTCCGCCGATTGCAGGCTGAGCGTTATAAGGAAATCGCGGAATCCACTTAACCGCTCATTCTCTCCGCGCTATATCCGCCCCCATGAGCGATCTCCCAACCTACCAAGTCTCCATAGTCGAGAAGCAGCCCAGCGGTAAGAACCTGATACGCATCCTGCTCAGGACAGAGATCCTGGAAGATGCAAATGCACTGGTGGCGTCACTCGAACAAGATGGCCAGCGCTGCAAGCTTGAGATCCTCCCGCCGGGGCGGGGCGATTAACCTTTGATGATCGCGATATCATTATCGCGCATCGCTAAAAGAACCCGCTTATGCCGACGTTCACGAGTATTCTCGCATGAAGCGCAGCGCCGGGCTTTTGGCTGGACCTGAAGCCTAGCAGTCTCAATTGGTTCGTCGCAGTCTTCGCATATGCGAGGCTTCGGCAGCGGTTCTCTAAGCCGCCTTCTGCCTTGGACCAGGCTGATAACTTTTCCCATAGCTCATCCTAGCAAAAGCCATTGAATCTGCAAGGTTTTTATGATTTAATCGAGCTAATGAGCTTGGTGTATTGGCAGCACGGCACCTTCAAGGTTGAGGTGGCTTCGCCCCTCTGAATGACAAAGCTAGATCAGGTTCGATTCCTGAGGCTCAGGTTCTTCCCTCCCTCAAGAGCCATCTGCTATACCCTGCTCCATGATCGGCCATCACTGGACCTGGCAGACCCTTATAGACGGCAGGATGACGCTCACGGCGTTCTGCCACTCAACGGCTTGCGCTCACAGCCAGAAGCTCAACCTCGAAAAGCTCCGCGATAAATACGGCCCCGATGCACCGGCTATGGAATGGGATATCCGACCAAAGCTCAAATGTGCGAAATGCGGCGGGACCGATGTTGGCCTGACCTATTTCGGAAGCCGGTGGAGCGTAACAATACCAGCGTCTACAACGTTCTCAGCCGGTTCGTGAAACGAGAGGCACTTAGAAAGATCGGTGGGACCTACTTCCACCCACCGACAGATGAGATTGAAAACAGCGGTCCCGATGAGGAGACCGCTGTTTAATCAGATCGATTGTGTCGCGCTCTGCCGGGAAAGCGTGTCGCGACACAGAACACAAGCTAGGAGGCGGTAAGGGCCGCGAAGCCTATGGTTAGGTTAGGAGCATAAAGCCCTACCGGGTGACGTTGCGAAGCAGCGGTGAACCGGTGGGCATTCATGTATCACAAATTCATTCGTATGCCAACTTATTGGGAGCGTCCTGTCGATTAGGTGGTGCAACTTATGCCCCACTTTTGGCGTTTAGTATGCGTTAAGCGCCGTGGTACAGAGTAGGTGTTCAGGAGCGAATCATGTCTCGCCGGCAGCATATTGC